GAGATTCTACGCTGGTAAATACACTTCGATTCCGTTTAGCCACCCGGAACTCCAAGTTACTTATAGGATTTACCCCAATTGATGGATACACGCCATTCATATCAGAATATTTAAAGGGATCAGAGACACTTGAGACCAGGGAGGCTGAGCTCCTAGACAAACAAGTTCCGGTAAAGCAATACAGCCCGGAACGGGATGCATCTATATGCTACCTGCATTCCGATGAAAACCCATTCGGCGGGTATGATCGTATAGCCAAGGATCTAAAGGGCCGGCCTGTTGAGGACATAATGGTGCGTGCTTACGGCATACCAGTAAAGTCAATGACTTCGCTGTTGCCATTATTCTCAACAGAAGTCAATGTACTGAGCGATGAGGAGAACAAACACGGTATGAAGTTCCCCGAAATTGGGAAGGACTTTACCGTCTATCAAGTGGTTGACCCAGCGGGTGCCAGAAACTATTCAGTACTATGGGCAGCAGTCAATGAAGACGAGGAGATATACATACTGAGAGAATGGCCTGATAGAGATACGTACGGTGAGTGGGCTATATTCGGGGATCCGAAGTGGAAATACGGGCCAGCATCGAAGAAGATAGGCCTGGACGTGCAAGGTTATGCAGAACTATTCAGGGAAATAGAAGAGGAGCTAGGGGTAACTGTGGTAGAACGCATAGGGGACTCCCGATTCTTTGCAAAAGAAAATGAGAATAATACTGATCTATTTTCTAGTTTTGAAGATCAAGGTATGATATTTTTACCCAGTGATGGTAAAACAGAAGACATTGGTATAGCTGCAGTAGATGAATGGTTTACCTATAACCCTAACTACGAGATTGATGAAGCCAATAAACCTAGATGTTTTATTCACGAGAGATGTGGTAATTTGATTGACAGCCTCATCAATTATAATTCTAATGGCAAGATGGACGAGGCCCTGAAAGATTTCTTTGATTTAATAAGATACTTGCGTATGAGTAACGGAGGACTTGGCCCGGATCACTTTACCAGTAGAGATATGCAAGCAACATCCAGAGCACAAGGAGGATACTGATGGCTAAGATAAGATTAACAGCACTCGCAAAAGAATGCGAAGAAGAATTTGAAAATGCTATAACTATCGCACACGAAAAGTTACCTGAAGAAATGATTACCGGAAAGGGTAAGAATACTTGGATAACTGAAGAGGGTGCCGATATATTAAGAGATGCACTTATAATACCTGAGATTGTGCCCAAGCACTACCAGGTAAAGATTCTACACGAGTGTCCCAATAGATGTTATAACTGGGGTCATTCTAAGGAAATCGGTAAAAAAGTGCCCGTCTTAATACCCCGCCGATTCTGGGGCCGATTGATTGGCAAAACAGTTACCGTTGAGTGCATATCTGATAACACTGGAAGTAGTTATAGATATGTCCACAAAGAAAGAATATTCTAAAGAAATTACAGCTAGCAGAAAATGGAGGAACGAGCAAATTCACAGATTGGCTTCTTGGGAAATGTTGCGCCGTTTTGTTTTGCACGAACACACCATAGAGATGTCACACAGGGATATGTGTGATAGAATTGGGATGCCCAAAGATTATATAAGAAATATAATTAATAATCTCAAAGATAATATAGATGGACAGTGATTCAATTTCTAAAGCTCTGACATTCGTACAGGATGAACCAGATGTAAAAACTTTACGTTACGCGTATGACCAAACCGTAACTGAACTAGAAGCATACTTTGATTTATGCCGTACTAGCTACGATGACCGTAGAAACTTTTGGCCCGGCAAAAGCCGTGACCATCGCAAGCACGGATCCGATGCATTCCCTTGGGAAGGTGCCTCCGACATTGAGGCCCATACAATCGACGAGCGAGTTACACGACTTGTTTCTTTGTTTATGTCCAGCTTAAATGCTGCAAACATACGTGCATTCCCGGTTGGAGCTGACGATACAGCGCGTGCGCGCGTAGTATCTAGCTTTCTGAAGTGGATGGTAACTAGCGGTTACATCTCTAGGTTTTCAAAAGAAATGGAGCTAGGCGCTAACTATTTGTTAGAAAGAGGTCTATTGATTACATATGTAGGCTGGCACAGAGAGGATCGTACATTTTTACAGAAGCTTGATTTAAATCAAATCGGACAAGTTAATCCTGATGTATTCAGAGCTATTGAATCAGGAGAACAAGATGACCAGGTTGGATTTATATTGCAACAAACATTCCCAACAGCCACACCCAAGAGAATCAAACAAGCGTTGAAAGATTTACGTAAGGGCGGTGAGGCTGAGTTGCCAGTTATCAAACGACAAGTCAATGCACCTGAGATCAAGACACTAGCACCTGACGGAGACTTTTTCTTTCCACCATATGTGACGGATCCACAAAGAGCCCCATTCTGTTTCTGGCGCACTTACTACACCCCACAAGAATTAAAGAATAAGGTTTCAACCGATGGATGGGATGAGGACTTTGTGGATTACGTCATTGAACACTTCCGAGGTGTAGAGATCTATTCAATCGAAAGGGAGCAAGAGGGTAAACGCAGCATTGGCCTAACGGACCGAGGGTACGAGGCAGAGGAGCTTATTGAGCTTGTGTACGGATACCAGCGACTCATAGACGAGGAAGATGGCTCCGAAGGTATATATCAAACGATTTTTCATAAAAACTTTGATGGAGACGGATCTGTCCCAGCATATGCAAAGTTCGAACTAATGAACGGATATGAGGATTATCCAGTAGTGATAACTAAGTTATCCGAGGATAGTAAGCGTTTATATGACGTGCAAACAATACCCGACTTGCTGAGAGGTATACAAAACCAAGTAAAGGTCGAGCGAGATTCTCGCATTGATAGAAACAGCATAGCAACGCTTCCTCCAATCCTTCATCCGATCGGACAAGCTCCAAATGACTGGGGTCCTGGCCGTATGATTCCATACCGCCGCAAGGGTGACTTGGACTTCGCTCCGTCACCGGCTTACAATTCTGGATCCGTTGAGATTGAGCAAACCCTTGAGGGCATTGCTGACAAACTCGTGGGCCTTGATGAGGGCACCCAAATGAGCAACGCTCGCTTGCAGTTCTTGACTAACAAGTTCTTAAAGCACGTATCAGAAGTTCTTAATATGGCCTTCAAGTGCTTCCAGCGCTTTGGACCGGACAGTGTATTCTTCAGAGTAACCGGTGTTCCTGACTCAATGCAGATTACCAAAGGAGATCCAAATGAGAACTACGACATTACAGTTAGCTACGATGTACTAAACAATGACCCAGAAACCCAGGAACAAAAGATTGAAGCCTTCAAGGCATTGACTCAACTTGATCAGAGTGGACGCATTAACCTAGATAGTTTACTGGAGGTAGCTGCTTCATCAATTGATCCCGTACTTTCTGACAGTATTTTACAGCCAGCACAAGAGGCTCAGGATAAGATAATGAAGGACGTAACTGATGATCTAGCTAAGATATTTGCAGGCATCGAAATGCCAGCTCGACCTACAGGAGCGCAAGTTGCATTACAAATGATCCAGCAATACGCTTCTCAACCAGACATAGCACAACGCTTACAGACTGATCAAATGTTTGCACAACGCTTGCAGAAATATCAAGGTCAATATACTTTCCAGATGCAACAAATGCAGAACGCTGAAATTGGTCGGATAGGAACCAACCCAGCGCAAATGGGTGAGACACCTACACAACAAATGCCGCAGCAATGACAATAGAGCAGGACTTAAAGGCCTTACACAATCACGAAACGTTTGCTCGTTTTATACAGATGATTCATCGCTTGAGAGAAGAAACAATCTCAGAGATGCATAACGCGGACTACGAAAAGCTACAACAACTATCAGGTCGAATAATAACCTACGATCAGATCTTACAGATTACCGATTGGGATACATTAAGAATGCGTCACGCAAATTCTTTAAATTAACGACACTTGTGGTATAATGCTTTTATCGCTATCGCTCGGCGTTAAGGAGTGGAATAGTCAAATCATCTTATGTCAGAAGAAAACACAGCTGCAGACGCTGAAGCAGTTCAAAATACAGCGGAACAAATAGACAATACCTCGTTGGATGAATTCACTCAACGAAGATTAGGGAACCTTGCTCAAGAAGCGCAAGCTACTGAGGAACAACCCCAAGAAGGCTCGGAGGAAACAGAAGCAGAAGAAACTGCAGAAGAGACCGAAGAGAATGCTCTTTCACAGTTGGATATAGATAACTTATCAGAAAATGAGCTCAGAGATTTAGCTGACAAACTTGGCAGCAGGGCCGTAGCAAGATTCGGAGAGATGACAGCCGCGCGCAGGGCCGCCGAAGAACGAGCAGCTAAACTTGAGTCAATGCTCCAGACGAAGAACTCAGCTCCCAAAAAAGAAATTAAAGACAATCCTTTTAGTGATTTAAATACTGTACAAGATCTACAGAAAAAGTCACAAGAGATTGAGTCAACAATTGAGTGGGCCGAGGACTTATTGTTTGAGAGTGA